GTCTTAACCTTTGGCGCTGTTTTTGCTGCTGCAAGATAGCCGCCAAATTTACCCGTTTGAAACAATGTAGCAGGCCTTATGTACTGAGCCATTTTCGGATCGTTTGACCATTCATCATTCTTAAAGTCTATAACAAGTTTCAAATCATCAACTGTGTAACCGTCAGATAATCGACCGCTTATATTTTCTGAATGACTCTTGGTTTGCACTTTTAACTTTTGACCCGTGACTAAATTAAAGTGTTCAATCACAATCCTAACGTCTGGCTTGCCTGACAAAGATCTTTTATCACTGGTATCAGGTATCAGGATAGGGGAATCAGGAATCAGTAAGAGGGAATCAGCACGATTACTCTCATAGTTGTTCAGTTCTATTCCAGATAAATCGTGATTAATCTGGAGTTCATTTAAATCAACAAGTTGCCTACCATGATCTGAATACTCTGGTATTTCACTCCCTTTAATGCGCTCGTTTTTGTGAGGGTTCTGATGCTTGGTAAAATTTAGTATATTCACAAACAAATTCTCACCGTCAGAGTAGAACCGTATGAATCCAGACTTATCCAGATTTATCGCGAGCGCATCAATATCGCAATTGTCATACGCTAAAATCTGCTTCTTTATCCTTTTTGATCGCCACTCAAGATTCCCCTGGTAATCAGCAAGTGTCCATAAGCCTATAAAAAGCAATCGACCAAGAGGATCGTTTTCTGATAACTCATCGTTATCAAAGAATGATGGCTTGATATTTCTAGCTCTAGCCATTTGCAAGTTCCTCTAATCCTTCAAAGAAGTGAGATACACTTCTGCATAACTTTGCTATTTCTATAATGTCGTCAGCATGGTCATCATTTACACCGATTGATTTTACTTCTGCATAAAATCTTGATTGGTTTAAATAATTGAACCTATTCCTTAAAATTCCTTTTGCGTAGTTTATTTTTTTGGAAAATTCATCTTGTTTCTTGCCTGCGTAAGAAATTCCTTTTGCCCACTTCTTTGAAAATTCATCAACAGATTCGCTTTGAGAATAAATCGTATTAACACAATCAAAAACCTCATGATAACTTGATTTTTTTATGGCCTTTCTTATCAGCATTTTCCCATGATCACTTGGTACTTTGTTTATCAAAAATCTTCCAATTAAATCAGCTACACTATCAACCAAAAGATCTTCAGAATTTTGGATTGATTCTTTCCATTCGATCATAAGCTTTATTTGCTCATGCTTTTCTGCCATATCAATTATCTGTTTTTGCTGTCTTTTTACTGCTGAATCATCAGATAGCTCTATATCTGATTTTCCAGAGTTGCAAGATTGGCATGATGTAACAAGATTTAAAATCCCATTATTTCCACCCTTTGAAACTGGCTTTATGTGATCTATGTGAAGTATCACGTCTGGAGCAGATTTGCCGCAATACTGACAAGTAAATGCATCACGCTTAAGTACCTCAAATCTAACTCTCTTGCTTATTTTTTTTCTTATAGTCATAATATCCTCTATACACAGTTAAATCGCCTAGTTAGCCGCTAGGCTTTTTTATATCAAAACTTCGTACATAACTCTTGCTGAGTCATCAACACGACTTTTTTTAACAAGACCAAGCTCTGAAAGCTTCTTTGTCGTGTTACTTAGCTGAGTCTTGTCTACGTTCATAAAATCAGACAACTCATTACGGTTTGCGCTAGGCCTCTCAAGCATTGCGATCATTGCCAGCTTGTATGCTGGGTGAATGCGCATCTGCATAACTTTTATTTGTTTATCGTTCATATCCTGCCTTAGTTGATTGCTGTAATGGTTATTATAGATAACTATAATAAATTGTAAAGTACAATAGTTATAATTTGCTAAATTAAACCCAATAAAAAGCCCACCGAAGTGGGCTAATGTTAAGTTGCAATCTAAATGTCAAAAAATGATTTATAATCAACTTCATCTACAAATTGCATAAAGTTTATTTGACAATAATTAAATGATTCTCCATCGCTGTTAGCCCATTCTAGGCAGTCTTTTCTTATGTCTAAATAGCTTGGGCAAGCTGAACCTTCTGGAAGTGTATAACCTTTCACCGTTGTAAACTCTCTTGCTCCATCTTTTGTTGTGTAACCAACAATTAAGTGTCTTTGTTTCATTTCACCAACCTCACAATAATAGTTTTAGCACAACGCACCGCAAAGGTGCCGTATTTAGTTTTGTACACTTTCTTTTTTACTGACCAGTGCAGCATATCGTGAATGAATGCCACTGCTGCGGCTTTCTTCGATAGTTCAACTGGTATTTTGTTCAAGGTTACTTTTCGCATCAATTGCACCCCAAGAAGCCAAACCATGCGGCGCTGCGAGTATCTTCATTGCTGCGGCCAATCCAGCCAGTTACTCGCTCAAATTCAGCCTTGCCAATTTTTGCGCACTTCCATTTCTTACTGATTTTGTGCTTAACAACTTTCACGCCAAGGTGCTCAGCCATGCGCTCAACTTCAACTTGTGACTGCTGGCACTTGCCAAGTCTTCTAGCTAGTGATTGCTGTACAGAAACAGAGTGTCCGCCACGAAACACTGCGCTATTCGCGCAAACGTCTTCAATGTGAATTTCTATTTCATTAATGCTTTGATTGAATTTAACTTGTCCATTAATCAGATTTAATAAGTCAATAAGAGTAATTGAAAAAAGCGCTTCAATTTTTTTGTCTATGTATATTGATACGCCATGTTTTTCACTATCTGGATCGATACCTATGACTAATTTACTCATTTTAATAGCTCGCTATTTTGGTGAATGTTGCCGACAATCTCAAACTTAGACCACTCCCACGAGTCTGGATTCTGTCCTTGGTAGTAATCTCCGCTATCGTAATCTTCAACATAGAATGATGCTCCAGAGAACATAACCGCCCCAACATGTCCGCAAGCAGCTTTTGCAATATCCCCCTCAAAAATCTTCACGCCATTGCAATCTAGCAGTCCAGTAAATTGACCAACTGTTTCTGGTTTTACATATGACCTACCGCGAATGTTAAACCATCCACCATTGCCAAAAGCACTTGTAACGATCCAAGTTTTTGTATTTTGTCCGACTTCATTTGGCAGTCCAACACAGTTATTAACAAGTGAGCCGTAGACAAAATCACCATTTTGCTTTAAACCTCTAAAATCGATTTCTCTGTTCATTTCAATAGCTCCAATGTTTGCGCTAACAAGTCGCGCTCAGTTCCAAAATTAGACTCAAACGATTTACGCCCTGCATGTTCAGCCACACCTATGCCACCTCCTCTGTGGTGAAGGAAACATAGCGGGATAACCTCGTAATTACTTGCGCGCTTCCCCAAGGTGCCATTGCCTACGTGATGGATTTCAGCATCACTATTTAGGCCAAACTCATTGCGACAAACGCAGCATCCTAATGCCGCCACTCGTGACATGTGCAGCTGTTCGGATTTAGTTGCCATCTAAACCATCTCCACGCATACCGATGCCAAACCAGATTTGGTCTTATGCACATGAGCAGCGTAAGCCCAATTTGTATATAAGCATCCAGTTTTACCGCAAACATCACCATTCTGAATATCAAAGTTAAATCGCTTGAAAATGTTAAATCCATAATCAAACATTTCGCTAGTCATTATCTGACGTGACCAGATTTTAACTGAGTCGCATGGTTCCTGTTTTTCAAAGTCAGCCATAATCAAATCCCCGCCTTTAAATTGCTAGCTCGATTCCTACGTAAAACCACAGTTTCCTTATCCATTGGTTTAAACCCTGCCGCTTCCAGTGTTGAAAGCGAAACGTAGTAAATCCATTCCAATGTCAGTGCGCCAGACTTTGCACTACAGACGCACCAGTCACTAGCGGTTAAATCAATTTCGTTTATCTGCTGATTGCGGATGGCATTTGATAGCATCTTCTTGTGTATCTGCTGAACCTTTGGTAGCTCAACAATGCCACTTGCTTTGCGATACTCTGCATCAATCTTAGCTTGCCTTTCTCTATCTGCTGCGCCACCTGTGTAGTCACCGTCTTTAAACCCCATCAGCTTAGCTAGTGCATCATCATTCATTTTAACAACCTCATTGCGTTAAGTGATGTAGCAATACTATGCCATAAAAGATACTTAGTAAATATATTTAATAAGTGTTGACGATAATATTTGAATGCCTTATAGTTTGCTTACTTTAAGACGGGAGATTGACATGGGTAAAGTTGAAGTTAAAAAGGCTGTGACTATTGTGCTCAAGCCAAGTATTAAGAAGATGGCTAATAAGCTTGCTAAGCAAAACAAGACTTCTTTATCTGAGTTTTTGGCATGCTGCTTGTTACGTGCCGAGCAAGAAAGCGATTTTGTTAAAGAGTGCGTAGCCAATGGCGAGCTAACGCAAGTTGAGGCTGATATTAAATTTAGAAGTGATTGGGGGTTATAAAATGGCCGTTCCAGTAATGATTTTAGGTGAGAGTGGCAGCGGTAAGACGCGATCACTAAAAAATCTTAATCCAAAAGAAACAATCATAATTCAGCCGATTAAAAAGCCTTTACCGTTTAAATCTGCTGGATGGGAGCCTTTTAATTTAAAGGAGAAAACAGGATCGGTATTGCGCACTGATGATTACAACGTCATTAAGTCAATTTGTCTTAATGCGCACAAGAAAGGCATTAAGCAGGTGATAATTGATGATGCTCAGTATGTGATGATGAACGAGTCATTAAGGCGGTCTGACGAAACAGGCTTTAAAAAATTCACTGAAATGGCTAAGGGTTACGTTGATTTAGTAACTACGATAGCAAACAGTGAAAGCGCTGTGATCGTTTACTTTATGACTCACACAGAAGAAAGCG